CAACTATACAATTCCCAGTTCGATTTGCCCTATACCGTGGTCGCACATAGAAGTTGATATTTCTGGCAACTACAAACCTTGTTGCATATATTCCGAGTCAATGCAAAAATCTGTCAGAGATTCAACTATCAACGAAGCGTTTAATAGTGCCTATATGAATAAGCTGCGTGATGATTTTTTGCAGGGCATCAAACCTGGCGGGTGTAGTCATTGCTGGAAAACAGAAGACAACAATTTAACAAGCAATCGAATAAGGCATTTAAATTTTCTACAAAAAAAATTATTTGTAAACTATTTAGATAACGTTAAAATACGATCTATTGATGTGAAGTGTGGTAATGCTTGTAACTTTAAATGCCGAATTTGCAGTCCTGTTAGAAGCTCGTTGATTGCCGCCGAAGTTATAAAAACGTATCCAGAAAAAACTTTCAAAATCAAAGACATGTTGATCAAGAATAAATGGACAGATGATGATACCATCACGTTCTTTGACGATTTAGAACATGCTCTGCCAGATTTAGAAAATATTGATATGACAGGTGGAGAAACGTTTTTAGTTAAAAAAATTGATAAAATAGTACACACCGCAGTAAAAAGTGGGCACAGCAGTCACATTCGATTGCATTATAATAGCAACGGATCAATTTTTCCCAACAACCAAGCAAAATTGTGGAACAAATTTAAACAAGTTGATCTTGCGTTAAGCATTGACAACACAGGTGAACAATTTGAGTTAGAACGCGGCGGCATCTGGCTGGATGTAGAAAACAATATTAAAAAGTTTTTAGAATTAAATCTACCCAATTTAAACATTTATATCATGCCCACAGTCAATATACAAAACGTATTTTACATGCCAGAATTGTTAGAATGGGCAACTTCGCTGAAGTTAAACACAACGTTTAACTATTTAGAAGCGCCAATGGCTTTTAATATTGACTATCTAACAACTGAATGCAAACAACTGGTAGTTGAAAAATATAAAAGATACAGTCATCCAGAACTTGATGCTATAGCTATTCGCATTGAGAATTCCAAAGGGAGTGACGGAATCATGTTTGTTAAAGAAGTAACTCGACTTGATGGTATAAGGAGTCAATCTTTTCAAAAGACTCACCCAGAGGTTGCAAAAGCAATGGGATATGTGTAAAATAAGACTTTATGATTCATATTAAAAATCTCACCGTGAAGAACTTCATGAGTGTGGGCGCAGCCACACAGGCCATTGACTTTGATCGTAATGACCTTACCTTGGTGCTGGGTGAAAACTTGGATCTAGGCGGAGATGGATCACGCAACGGTACAGGCAAAACCACAATCATCAATGCACTCAGTTATGCATTGTATGGGCAAGCACTGTCAAACATACGCAAAGATAACTTAGTAAACAAGACCAATGCCAAACACATGTTGGTTAGTTTAGACTTTCACATCAGTGGCACTGACTACAAAATTGAGCGTGGACGCAAACCCAACGTACTCAAATTCTATGTGAACAACGAACACAAGGCCGCCGAAGACGAAGCACAAGGAGATTCAAGAGAGACACAAGACGCTATAGAGCGTATTATCGGCATGAGTCACGACATGTTCAAACATGTGCTAGCGCTAAACACATACACAGAACCGTTCCTAAGTTTAAAGGCCAATGACCAGCGCACAATCATTGAGCAGTTGTTGGGCATTACCTTGTTGAGTGAACGTGCTGACCGCATTAAAGAACTCAACCGGCAGACCAAAGATGCTATTCAGTTGGAAGAGTTTAGAATTCGTGCTGTGCAAGAAGCCAACAAACGCATTGAAGAACAGATTGAAAGTTTAAAGCGTAGACAAGTACTTTGGCAAAAGAAGTATGACAGTGACTTGGCTTACCTAGTTGGGCAGTACGACGATCTAGCAAAGATCAACATTGAACTAGAGCTACTGGCTCACAAAGATCTAGCTGTGTGGTCTGCAAGAAAACAACAACAAGATGCATATACTGCTCTTGTGGGTCGACAAACTGCGTGGAAACAAAAACAACACAAAGACATCGGTGAGTTAGAATCAACCTACAACAAACTCAGCCACATTGACATTGCAGCAGAGCTTCGGGCACATATAGACTTGGCTGCTTACACCCAGCGAGCCAAAGATATAGCTGACCTTGAAAAATATATTGCTAGGTGTGTAGCGGACGAAGCCAAAGAACAAAAAGTTATTGATAAACTCCGAGCCGAAATTGAAGAATTAAAAGATCACAAGTGCTATGCGTGTGGACAAGACTTCCACGATACCAGTCACGAAACAGTGTTGGCTGCAAAAGAAAAAGCCTTGCAAGAAGCAGCACTACAAGCGTTAAGCACCAACACTCAGTGGATGGAAAATACCAATGCACTGAGCGCACTAGGCAAGTTGGGCACCAAACCTACCGCCCACTACAAAACAGAAACAGAAGCAATTCGACATTCTAGTGAGCTAGAAAACATTCAGCACAAGATTGATGCCAAACGTGCAGAAACAGATCCCTATGCCGAACAACTAGCAGAACACACACCTGTAGAAGTTGGCACACAGCCTGTCACGCATTATGATACCGAAACACAGGCAATTGATCATCGCAGTCGCATGAACACCATGCTCACACAGATTGATAATAAATCACAAGAGACTGATCCATATACAGAACAAATTATCGAAATGCAACAACAGGCCCTGCAGGTTGTGAGTTATGATCACTTGAATGAACTCACAAGAGTGCAAGACCATCAAGACTTCTTGCTCAAACTGCTAACCTCAAAAGATTCGTTTGTGCGCAAGAAGATCATTGACCAGAACTTGAGTTATCTCAACAGTCGTCTCACACACTACTTAGATAGAATTGGCTTGCCACACACAGTGAAGTTCATGAACGATCTAAGTGTGAGCATTGAAGAACTGGGTCGTGAATTGGACTTTGACAACCTAAGTCGTGGCGAACGAAATCGACTAATTCTAAGCATGAGCTGGGCATTCCGTGATGTTTGGGAAAGTTTGTACTCGCCCATCAACTTGTTGTTTATTGACGAGATGATCGACAACGGGTTGGACACACAAGGTGTAGAGAATGCACTGGGCTTGTTGAAGAAGATGAGTAGAGAACGTCACAAGAGTATTTGGCTCGTGAGTCACAGAGATGAGTTAACCAGCAGGGTAGAGAACATTCTCAAGGTCGTCAAAGAAAACGGCTTTACCAGTTACAATACAGACATAGACTTAGCATGAAGATACTAATCACTGGTACTCGAGGCCTTGCATATGAATTAAGCAAAGCATATACCAATCATGAAGTGACGTTAGCCAGTCGTTCCACTGGGTTTGATGTCAATAATATCGATCACTGGGGGCATGAGTTTTTAGAGTATGATTGTGTGTTTAACTGTGCATATGATGGCTTCGCACAAGTCAAAGTATTAGAATTTTTTTACACTCAGTGGAAGCACGATGTAAACAAACAGATTGTGTCTATTGGAAGTCGCACTATCACATTTAGACGATCAGAAAATGAATCAGGATATTGGGCATATCGATTGCACAAGCAGGCATTACAACAAGCGCATGACTCAATGCTGTTGGATGCAAAATGTGATATGAAAATTATCAATCCAGGACCTGTTGATACTGACATGATTCGTCATCTCAATTGTGTAAAATTAGATACAACAGCCCTGGCCAATGCTATAAAAAACATTTCTGCCGATGCCACTATCAAGCGAGTTGACCTATGGGCGTAAACTGGCAGTTTTATCATTGGCATTTAGAACCCAGTGCAGTATGCACATTAAAATGTCCTAGATGTCCCAGAACAGAGCATCCAGATACAGCATGGCTGAATAAAAACATGACCTTGGAGTTTGTTAAAAAGTTTTTTACAGAAAACATGTTACGTAATCAAGTGCGTAGAGTTACCATGTGCGGCGATGTAGGCGATCCTATCTACTGCAAAGAGTACATTGAAATTTGCAGATACATTAAAAGTATAAATCCACAGATACACATCTTTACAATTACCAACGGCAGTCACAAAAAACCTGCATGGTGGGCAGAATTGGGCTCTGTACTAAACGAATATGATGCAGTTAATTTTAGTGTAGACGGTTACGACGATCTGTCTAACAACATGTACAGAGTCAACAGCAACTGGAACAGTATTGTTGACGGTATCACTGCTCTGCGACAAGCCAACAAAGACGTTTTTATAAATTGGGCCATGATCATGTTTCGGTTCAATCAAGATCATGTAGACTCAATCAAACAACAGGCGTTTACATTAGGCATGGACGCATTACAAATTACAAGATCAACTAAATTTGGCAGTAAGTATGGTAATGCATACGGGGGTGCAGATGACTTGCTAGAACCTCGTGTAGAAAATATCAGTTCCACACACAGGTACGAGCGTGAAACACACAACTTGTCAGGCCGTCAAATTAACAATCATGAATACTTAAAACACAACAAACAAAAATATCTACAAATCAAACAACAATATCACAATCAACCAGTCACACCGCTATGTGAAATTGGCAATAGAGGAATCTATGTCAATGCAGAAGGTGTTGTTTTTCCTTGCAGTTGGACAAGTTTTCCTTATACAAGTCTCACACATCAGGACAAAACCATACACTGGCCAGACAGTTTTTTTGCAAAATATCGGCAGCAAATGAATTTGAACAACAGAACTTTTGAAGAAATCATACAAGATCCACTGTGGAACATGTGTAGCACTGGATTCACTGACCCTGCTAAAACTTGGGTAGAGTGCAGTCAGAAGTGTTCTACCAATTTGGTTACAGAAAACTACGCAGTTGGGTGGGAAACAAACTAAGTAAGATAGATGACATGGCTTTACAACAATCAATCTGTAGAAACTCTCCCAGATGATTGCATTGGTTTTGTTTATCTAATCACAAATAATCTCACTGGACGCAAGTACATAGGCAAAAAATTAGCAAAATTTTCGAAAACAACTACAAAAACAGTTAAACTCAAAAACGGCACAAAGAAGCGGAAGAAGATACGCTCAAAGATTGATTCAGATTGGAGAGAGTACTATGGGTCAAGCCCAGAATTAACCGCAGACGTAATCACCCTAGGCACCGAAAACTTTACCAGACAAATACTTTACTATTGTAAATCAAAATCAGAATGTTCGTACATTGAAGCAAGAGAACAGTTTACAAGAAAAGTATTAGAATCAACAGATTATTACAACGGCCATATCCAAGTTCGTGTGCATGGCTCGCACATCATAAACAAACTTTAATCACGACTCTGTGCTGAGTGTTTGACTCAGCCCCATTGCGGAACGGTGCGATACCCGGTCCAGACTTGGGCGTCAAAGGCAACTGTTAACTTAAGGCAGTAAATGGTTTGGGCTCTGTGAAAAAGCAACCCATGCTCGTAGGATTTAGATCTATTCTGGATTACTAGGGTTCCGTTGATATGTGAAGCTAGAGTAGGGGGTACCGGTCAACCGCCTCCGTGTGTGCAAACACAATCTCTTTAGAATAGATGACTGCGGTCA